AATCTAGTTCATCTATTCCGTTATGATATCCAATACTTACCCACTCGCTAAATAGTTTATGAAGTAATGTTTTATATTTTATTATTTGTTTTGGTGTTGCCATCTTATTTGCTTATTGTGTTTCTAACTTCTTCGCCTAGTTGTTTCCTTAATTTGTATTTATAACCTCTTAAAGTTTCGTTTTCCTCCTGCAAACGTTGGCGACATCTTCTTATCGTTTCTGGACTTGTTAACTCTCCATTTATTAACATATCTAAAAAGTCTTTTTTATCTTCCAT